ATTAGATCCTAAAGGTATTGATTTAAAACAATTAGAAAAAATGTCTTTAGAAAAACAAACAGATTATTTATCTAGAGTAGTTCCTAAAGCTGTTAATGCAGAAATAGATAAAGGTTTTATACCTAAAGATTTTGAAAAAATATTATCGGATACTGAGAGACAAGAAAGCATTCTTAAGTATGCAAGAAGAACAGCTCCTGAACTTGTATCTCAATTAAAACAAATATTTAAAGACCCTAGTTCTACTAAATCTATAGAAATATATTCAGGTGCAGTTCCTGGATTAGAACAAATGATAAAGACACCTGCTGCTAGAGCATTAGGAACTTTATTTACAAGCGCTTCAAAAATTACAGGAGCTCCTTTTAATGCTGCATTAGGTGCTGTTTTAAATGCACCTGAAATAAGAGAAAAAGGATTAGGAAGATTAGATTCAGCTCTTTTAGGAGCTGGAAAAGGAGCAACTCAAGACTTAGCTAATTTTGTAACTTATGTAGCTAGAACCCCTGAAGCTTTATACAAAACATTTAAAGAAGACCCAGAATCTAAAAAAGTTCGTTTAGATAAATTTTTAGAAAATTTAGGTGAAGAGAAATTTAAATTTTTTGATGAGTTTATAGATAAATCTTCTGAAAAATTAAATACAAAAGAATACATAGATAATCTTGCACAGTTAGAATATGAAAAAGAATTAAAAAAAATAATGCCTACTCCAAGTATATCTGAAACAGAAGTGTTTGATACAGATCAATATTTAAATGAAGATTTATTTAAGAAAAAATACAGAGAAAAATTATTTAAACAATTTCCAGAATTTAAAGAAGAATATAATTATGTAAATAAAGAGCCGTCGGTAACACCAGATGGTTTATTTAATTTTAATGTAACAGATTTAACTCAACCACAAGAATTAGCAAAAGGTGGCAGAGTTGGTTTGGCAGATGGAAGTGGACCTAAATTTACAAGAAGAGGTGCATTAGGTTTATTAGGAGCTGTTGCTGCAACTCCTTTAGTTAAAAGTTTAATGAGAGGTGAAAAATTTGCAGGCGAAGCAAAAGCACTTAAAGCTGTAAAACTTTTACCAAAAGTTTCAGGCATGCCTGAATGGTTCCCGTCGCTAGTTGCGAGAATCGAGAAGGAAGGTAAATATATGAATAAAGATATTGGACTTGCAGATAATTTAAAAATTAAACAATTAACAGTTCAGTCTAAAACAGAAAAAGGTGCAAGTGAAGTATATACAATGATACAACATTCAAACGGAGATATTGTAATTGAAGCAAACGTTAAAGGGGGTGCATTTGATGCTCCATTTGAATTACATTATAGACCACCTAAATCTGATATTGATGTAACAACAGGAAAAGCAATAAATGAACCTGGTGAATTTAATGTAATGGAAAATAGACCAAGATCTACAGCAGCTTCTCATCATGATGCTGATTACGAAATAGATTATGATTTAGTTCCACATGAACAAGCCATCAGTGATATTGAAAGAGTTGAAAAAGTTGCAACTGGAAAAAGAATACATCCAAAAAGAGTAGAAGAAAGAACAGCTGCTAGAAAATATGTAGAAGAAAATCCATATGATGACATAGTAAATAGATATGGTGATTATAACTATAAAGATGTGGATTATGAATAACCCAAAAAAACTAACAACTACTATACCACCTTTAAAGGGACCCTGCTCACAAGGCTTGAATATCCCTGATAAAAAGGTTACAGTAATAAACTCGGAGAAAAACAATAATGGCAGATATAGACAAGTCACTTCCAAACATAGGTAATAGTACACGCCCAGATGAAGTGGCGATGGACGTTGCTGCTGCAGAACCTATTGTAGCGCAGGGAAATACTGAAACAATAGAAAACCCAGATGGTAGTGTTGATATTAACTTTGACCCTCGCAGCGCGCAGCTAGATGCTGGCGGAGATCACTTTGCAAATTTAGCAGAAGTTATTCCTGAAGATGTTTTAAATCCACTTGGTGCAGAGCTAGTTGAAAATTATGGAGACTATAAATCATCTAGAGCGGATTGGGAAAAAACATATACTGAAGGATTAGAATTATTAGGATTTAAATACGAACGTAGAACTCAGCCATTTAGAGGAGCATCGGGCGCGACGCATCCAGTACTTGCTGAAGCTGTAACTCAATTTCAATCTTTAGCTTATAAAGAATTATTACCAGCAGAAGGACCGGTGCGAACTCAAATCGTAGGTCTTGTTACACCAGATAGACAGCAACAAGCAGACAGAGTTAAAGAATACATGAATTATCAAATCATGGATATCATGAAAGAGTATGAACCTGAATTTGACCAAATGTTATTCTATTTACCATTATCAGGATCTACATTTAAAAAAGTTTATTATGATTCATTACTAGGAAGACCGGTATCTCAATTTATTCAATCAGAAGATTTAGTTGTACCTTACAACGCAACTTCATTAGATGATGCAGAAGCAATTATTCATGTTTTAAAAGTATCAGAAAATTCTTTACGTAAACAACAAGTATCAGGATTCTATAAAGATATAGAATTAGAACCAACAGATGATGCTAGTACTAGTTCTGATCTTAAAGATAAGAAAAGAAGATTAGAAGGAATTACTAAAACTCAAGAAGTAGATCTATATACATTATTAGAATGTCATGTTGATTTAGATATTGAAGGTCTTGAAGATAAAGGTCAAGATGGTGAGCCCACAGGAATTAAACTTCCTTACATTGTAACTGTTGAAGAAGGGTCTAGAAAGATTTTATCTGTTCGTAGAAACTGGGAACAGAATGATCCTAAAAAAACAAAAATACAATATTTTGTACACTTTAAATTTTTACCAGGACTTGGTTTTTATGGTTTTGGTTTAATTCACATGATTGGTGGATTGTCACGTACAGCAACAGCTGCACTTAGACAGTTATTAGATGCAGGAACACTATCTAATTTACCATCAGGATTTAAACAAAGAGGTATTAGAGTTAGAGATGATGCACAACCTATTCAACCAGGAGAATTTAGAGATGTAGATGCACCTGGAGGAAATTTAAGAGATGCATTCATGCCTTTACCATTTAAAGAGCCTTCACAAACGTTATTAGCTCTTATGGGTGTTGTAGTTCAAGCAGGTCAAAGGTTTGCTTCTATTGCGGATATGCAAGTAGGTGATGGAAATCAACAAGCTGCTGTTGGAACAACAGTTGCTTTACTTGAAAGAGGAAGCAGAACAATGTCGGCAATTCATAAACGAATCTACGCTGCTTTAAAACAAGAGTTTGGTTTATTAGCTAAACAATTTAAAACAAATTTACCCCCGGTATATCCATATGATGTAGTAGGTGGACAAAGACAAATTAAACAAGCGGACTTTGATGATAAAGTAGATATCATTCCAGTTGCTGATCCAAATATATTTTCACAAACACAAAGAATATCTTTAGCACAAACTGAAATGCAACTTGCTGCATCTAATCCTGGAATTCATAATACTTATGAAGTTTACAGAAACATGTACGAAGCATTAGGAGTAAAAGATATTGACAAAATTTTAGTTAGACCTCAACCCCCACAACCAAAGGACCCTGCATTAGAACATATAGATGCTCTTGCAGGGAAACCGTTCCAAGCATTTCCGGGACAAGATCATAGATCTCATATTACTTCACATTTAAGTTTTATGGCAACAAACATGGCAAAGAATGCCCCTCCAGTTATGGCTTCATTGGAAAAAAATATTTTTGAACACATTTCAATCATGGCTCAAGAACATTCTGAAGTAGAATTTAAACAAGAGATGCAACAATTACAAATGATGGGTCAACAGATACAACAAATGGGTCAACAACAAGGACCACAAGGTCAACAAGCAATGCAACAAGTGCAAATGCAAGCTAAAATGCTTCAAGAAAAGATAGAAGCAAGAAAAGCACAGTTAATTTCTGATGCTATGGAAGAATTTTTAAAAGAAGAACAAAAAATATCATCACAATTTGGTAATGACCCTATTGCAGCATTAAGATCTAGAGAATTAGACCTTAAAGCTCAAGAAAATGTTAGAAAAGAGCAAGAAAGTAAGGACAGAATAAACATTGACAAGATGAAAGCAATGATGAATCAATCTACACAAGACGAAAAACTACAACAAAATGAGGATTTAGCTAAGATGAGAGCTAATACTTCAATAGAAAAAACTATTTTGGCCGCAAAGCTAAAAAACGATAGTGAAAAATATAAAAATAAGGTATAAATATGGCTATGAAAAAAAATGACGGATTATCAATGGTAGTTAAAAAAGATTTCATGGGTAAACATGGAACTCAATTTGTAGACCATTCAAAATTTTTAAATAAAGACGGTTATGCTCAAGCAATTGATGTTGAAATGACTGATCCTAAAAAAACTCAAGAACAATACATTCAAGGTCAAGAAAAAGTACTTCCAGAAAAAAGACGCAAAGTAAAGTGGTATTAAATAATGCTTCCTATGTTAGGTGCAATTGCTCCACTAGCTAAAATCTTATTTAATACAATTGAAAAATCAGTTCCTGACAAAGATTTACAAGAAAAATTAAAAGCACAACTTAATCAACAATTATTACAATCTAGTACAGAAGAATTAAAAGCTGCAGCATCTATAGTTGAAGCAGAGGCTAAAGCAGGTTGGTTTTCAGCAAGTTGGAGACCTCTTTTAATGTATGTTTTAATCTTTATTTTAGTATGGAATTATATTATTGGACCTGTTATAAGATTAATGCTAGGAACGGTTATTACATTTGAACTTCCAGGAGACGTTTGGACACTTTTGCAAATTGGCCTTGGGGGATATGTAGTAGGACGATCTGGTGAATCTATCGCACGAACGATGGCTAATAAAAATAACAAGGAGTAGACATGAGAAACGATTATAAAATAAGACCAAGAGCACAAATGTTAAGAGGTGGTGGAATAGCTCTAAGAGGAAAAGGCGTTGCACTACGTGGTGGTGGAATAGCTTTAAGAGGAAAAGGAATTGCACTTAAAAAAGGTGGAAAAGCAAAATAATAATGGCTGGACTTGGTATTGCTAAAAGAGGATTTGGGTTAGCTAGAATTGGAATGGCTAAAGGTGGTTCTACACAAGAACCAACGGAGTCTAACACTGCGTTAAAAGAAATTATAACACCTAAAGATAACTACGTTGCAAAACAACCTGCACCAGTTAAAAAAAGACCTGAAGAACCTACTAATGCAAATACTGCGTTAAAAGAAATTAAACCTTCTACCTTATTTAAAGGAAAAGAAACTTATAGTGAAGAATTAAAAGAAGCTACAGCTCTTAAAAAAGGAAAAATAACAAAATCTGATTTTGTTAAAGGAGAAAAATCTGAAGGTGAAAAAGATGAGAACCCAGCTAAATCAGCTAATGCAATTAAATCTGGAAAGATGTCTCCTAAAAAATATGCCTCTAAAGAAGGTAAAAAGAAAATGAAAAAAGGTGGTAAAGTAAAAGCACCAGACGAATCAAAAGCTCACGAAAATAAAGAATCTAAAAAAGCAGAAAGTAAAGAAACATCACTTGAAAAAAAAGGTTACGTAGAAACTAAAAGTGGTAAAATGAAAAAGAAAAAATAATGAGTGGAATTGGAATACAAAAAAAAGGATCAGGTATTGCTAGACCAGGATTAAAAGATGGTTCTTTTCCAGATTTA